TTATTTATTCTTATATAAATGTTCTGACATATTTGATGGTTCGTAATCAAAGTTATCCTTTAGTTCTAGTTCTTGTAGTTTTTTGCCAAGACGTTCGTTGCAAATTTCAAGTTGTTTTTCTTTCTTTTTAGTCGTATAGTTAGACTTTTCAATTTGATCATTGATATCAATAAGAGATTTAATGACATCATCTAATTGAGATGTAACAATATGACATTTCTTACTTTCTTCAGTACATTCTCTGATAAATTCCGTTCTATTTCTAGGTAGGACTTTAATCTCATTTAAATAAAATGATACAATATATCGTTCTCTACAATAATTATATGAAGTTCTCAACGCTATTTGGTATTTTGAGTCATTGTGTTTTATGATTACATTACTGAATATATAAACATCTTGCCTAGGAAGATCAACGTATTTCTGGACAAGATATTCGTATTTTTTTTGTGGTGTTTCCGGAATAGATGAATCTGATTTAGGATCAGTTAACGGACTTTCAATAGGTGGTTTTCTATGAGTAGTTGAATCATCCCTTTTACCAATATTTCGTAGCCAGTCAAACATATTTAAATACCTCCAGTTTCGTTTAATTCTAACTTTTCAACAATTAGCGGCCAAACTTTTGGCATAACATATTCAATATAGTTTGGATGCCAAAGTACGTTGCCAAATATAAATGAATCTTTTTCCGGTAAATAATAACATAACGTGAATTCATATAGCTTAACTTCAATTGCTATGTTCTTAGGATTCTGGCTTATTGGATTTTCCAGATAAATGAGAGCAGGGCATTTAAGGTGTTCATTAAGTTGATCATACGGCATCTTAGGTACGTCGATGTGGACAGTATCAACAATTTTAAGGTCCAACGGGTCCTTATACTTTTCGTTGATGTAAAAAGTTTCTCCCAGAATGTTACCACGAAATTTTTCAATGAAGTAGTCAACACCCATAGCAATAAGCCGATTAGCGATTTTTATATTCTTGACTAAATCAATCTTATCAGGAATTTCACTCAATTCTAAGATTTTTGGCCAAAGCCACTCAAACACAACATTTAAATAATGCAAATGGAAGCTAACATACGGCAATATCATAATATTTCTATAAAATAGATAGTAGCAAAATGGCTTTCCATTTAAGTTGATCTGAATAGCCGAATTAATTAGACTATATGATGCTTCTGGTAATATAAGTGGACTAACTTTTACATCGCCATCTTTATTTTTTATGGTCAGATCTCTTGGATTCTTAACCATATCCAGAAGTTCATCATACATTCCAGGAAGTTCTATAGAGATTTCAGGAAGGTCTTTTTTGCTAGCTATCCTTAAATGAATAGCGGCATCCGAGTTATAAATGTACATCAAATCGTTTTCGATATACGTAGTGCTGCGTCCAAACATCTCAATTTCTTTAAACTGGTTGCCAACGATTTCACGGAGTTCCTTTAAATTTAGGATAGGTTCAGTAGGCTCTTTTTTTGGCTTCACGATTTCTATAGACGTTGACTTTTTCGGTCTTTCTTCCATGATACATTCTATTGCCATATCTTCACCTCAATTTACTTTTAGTTTGTTCATTTATAAGTAGTTTTTGCTCATAATAACCAAAACCTTTATATACTCTAAAATTAACTACTAACTATGAAAGCAAGACTATCCGAGCTGTTTTATAGTATTCAAGGAGAAGGGCCTGCGATTGGACGACCAGCAATTTTTGTAAGAATGTCTTCATGTAATTTGAATTGCGTTGGTTGCGACACGCCAATCCGAAACAAAATCGAGGAAGTCGAACCAATTTCAATCATTAATAGAATCTTAAACTACAAAAAAACGTATCCAAACGCTCGGGTAGTTATTACCGGAGGAGAACCGTTACTCCAGCCAGACGCCTTAAATGCAATCTTGGACGGCATACCAGGGATTCCGGTTGATCTAGAGACCAATGGCACCATCCATGACTATCCCGAATTGCTAAAAAGGTTTAACGTAGTTGTAATATCGCCTAAAAAGAATATTTTCAAGACTGGCAAAGAGTCGTCGGCGTTCCTCCAAACCTGGAATGACATTTCAAAAATGGTCGTAATAACATTTTCTTCAAGTTTGTCGTAGGGAATTTGCCGTGGGCTTGGTCCGAGAGCGAAGTTCGAGACGTTATTAGATTGTCTGGTAGTGAACCGTCTCGAATATGGCTTATGCCAGCTGGCGACAATACAACTAAGTTGGACATTTCTGGCAAGAATTGTTTCAAAGTTGCAATGCGTCTCGGATGCAATTATTCGGATCGACTTCACATCCGTTGTTCGGGTAAGTAACCAAAACCTTTAAATACTACTAAATCCTTTTTTAATATAGTTAAAATCGTTTTTATAACCATTATAAGGAGAGTACAACAAATTATGAAAATAAATGCTAAGACCTTAGCCAATTTCCTTGGCAAGGTAACTATAAATGGCAGTATGCAGGATGCATTATTAAAGTTTGGACCAGAAGGACTATCAATATCTGTAAAAGACGTAAGCAATACTGGGTTTTCTTCTGGCCTTCTTAAAATGAATGCTGGCTTTATAGATTACAATCAGATGGTCGCACCAGTCAAAAATATTCCAAGACTTTTAAGCTTCTTAAAAAGCCTTTCAGGAAACGTAGAAATCTCGTTGGAAGGCAATAATTTGGTCTTAAAGTCTGACAGTAATGATGGTCGATTTAAGTTGTCTGAAGAACAATACCTAGAATGCAACTTGGAAAAGTTCCCTACGTTGTCAGAACACGACGCCGGATTTCAAGTAGATACCAAAGTTCTTAATGATGCTAAGAAAAACGCCACGACCTTAGGCTTCAAATTTGTATCAGCAAAAGTCGAAAAAGGCACACTATTCTTGACAGCCGGTGAAGACGAATTTGACCAGTTAACCGCTCACTTACCAGCAGACTATAAGGATATAAAGCCAACAATGTATGCTACGATCCTATTGGAGTTTATAGCAGTCATTGATGGTGCAGCTACGATATCCTTTAACGAGGATTATCCTATGCTAATTACTGTATCGAACCAAGATTCAATGTATCGTTGGCTTGTTGCTCCGATGGCTAAGCCCACAGACAACGAATAAAAAAAATAATTTTTAAACATTTTTTAGGAGTGAATTATGACCCAATTATTAGTTGAGAAGTATCGTCCAAAAATAATCAACGAAATTGTAGGTCTTGATACATCAAAAATAGATTTTAATAATTTACCACATTTGTTTTTATATGGTCCACCAGGAACCGGCAAGACCACCTTAGCCAAAGCTATCATACGTAAATTGGATTCAGATCACATCATATTGAATGCATCTGACGATCGTGGCATTGACACCGTCAGAGAAAAAGTTAAAACGTTTGCAGCGACCCAAAGTACGAAGCCAGGCATAAAAATCGTTTTCTTAGACGAGAGCGATGCCTTAACCTCCGAGGCACAAACCGCCTTGCGTAACACTATGGAAACATATTCAAAGACGTGTCGATTCATATTAACAGCAAATTACCCAAATAAGATTATTGATCCGCTGAAGTCACGTTGTATGGCTATTCCATTTAATAATATAGAACCTAATAAAATTATAGAACGTCTTAAATATATATGTGATGTTGAGAATATACCATACCAATTAGAAGCTTTAGCAAAAATCGTTGAGCTGAATGGCAGCGACATACGGCGGTCAATAAACAAATTAGAAGAACTTCGATCTGGAGTAACATTAGATAAAGTGACTTCCGAACCAATTATTGCATTAGAAGTTTTCGATGATATTTTAAGTTTAGATTTCGAACATGCTCGACAAATCTATTTAGACAGTCACCAAGATCCTGAGCAGTTTTTAAAAGATTTGCACGATGTAATCTGGTCAAGCAAAGTAGACATTGCTTATAAAAAATCAGCTATAATTGAAATTGCAGAATATTATAAATCGTTGTCTTTTGTAGCCTGGAAAGAGATCCTGGTTGAAGCTTTGATCCTTAAGCTTATTAGTAATGTGACTAAGGTTTGACCATGTTAGACAACTTCAAATTGTTCAAAATGGGTAAATTAAATCTAGTCAACGACAATATGTTGTATCCAATACTTCGGTGGTGTTCTGGTAGCAAAAAAGATCTTATATGGTGCCAGACTGTCAATAAGTATTTTTTTTACTTACCAAATAATATTAAAAAGACCATGCTTTATATGGGTTTAACTGATCAAAATCCTTATATAAAGTATCCAAAATCTATTAAGCAAAAAGATGATAAGTCCTATAACCTGAAGTGCGAATTAGCTAAAACATATTTCGGATGGTCTAGTCAAGAATTATCGCGTAACATCAATAATTTAGACAGAATAGATTGGCGTGACGTATTATTAGCGTTAGGTTGTGAAAGCAAGGATTATAAAATCCTTGGAATAAAAGAAGATAAACCAAAAACTATAAATAGTACTAATAAAACAATGAATAGTAAGAAACCAAAAACACTACTTGATTTCTAGGATATAGAAGGATATATTATGTCAGAGATTCCAACATGTAAAAGATGTACTCATCAATGCTGTGAAAATGTTCATCCAATGGTTACGCCGAGAGAGTTATACGTTATAGAAAAAAAACTAGGAATTGTTATACCAACTTATATAGATAATAATTTGGAGCATTTATCAAACATTCCTGCGTATAGTAGCAGAATTAGAATACAGTCTCCATGTCCCATGTTCAAAAAGGAATTCGGATGTATACTTAGCCACGATGAGCGTCCTGTTATATGCCAATTAATCCCATGGATTCCGCACTTATTTAGAACGAATGATTGGGATATACTATTGGATACTAATCGATGTAAAGAACTATCGTCAGATTGGCTTAACACATATGATCAGGTAAAAAAAGAATTTAGCAAGATACTAGCAACGAATCCTGACTGGAAGCAATGAAGATAGCATATGATTTCGATGGGACTATTATCCAGAGTCCCATTCGTAATGTTTTTATTAAAAAGATAATATTTAAAATGAATCCTAAGATCAATAAAGATAATGTAATCAATATTATAACAGCAAGAACACCTATATGGAAGGGTATTACATGGCTATCCTGTAGATTACTTGGACTTAAAAACTTAAACACCATAATATTTAATCCTTGTTCTACTTGGAATATAGATTATATAAGTTCTTGGAAATATAGTGTTCTAGTGGCACATGGATTCGATGCCTACGTGGATTCTGATTATCAAATACTTGATAATATCCGCGACTTAGGGTTTAAAGGAGAATTAATATGTCTATGAATGTATTATTGTATAGTGGTGGTATGGACTCTTTTTGTCTATCCAAATTATATAAATTTAATAAAATATTATTCTTTATTACTGGGACACTAGATAACCATAAAGAATTACTACAATTATATCGAGCCATCGAACATGGTGTTATAAATGAAAATGGAGTAGAGATAATTAATTTTCCATTATCTAAATATGAATTAGAAAATAAAATTATTCCTCACAGAAATTCATTGTTTTGCTTAATCGCATCTAATTATGGTAACCACATTTATATTGGAACGACTATCGGAGATACCACTAAAGATAAAGACTACGTATTCAAATCCCAAATGGAAGGCATATTAAATTATTTTGGTCTTGATAAGCACAAAAATAAGGATGTTGGATATCCATATCAAATAATAATGCCATTCAAGAATTTGACAAAAACGCAGATTCTACATGAGTACGTATCCAAAGGAAACAGTATCAACGATCTTTTAAATTATAGTCGTAGCTGCTATACAAACGCCGATCTGGAATGTGGAGTATGTCGATCATGTCTAAGAAAAGCAGTCGCATTACAAAACAATAACATAGATTATCACGAAATATTTAACGTTGATCCTCTTGGTGTATCATTATCTAGTTCTGATATAACCAAAATGAAAACTAGGATGTTTGAATGGGAAGATTACCAGCAAGCAATGATGTTACATGACTGAATACACCTATAATGACTTAGATACCATAGTAAAAATCATGGGTAAACCCATCAGATACGATAGTGTTTCCGTGGTGAATCCACGTGTTAATCATGTTGATAGTACACTTATATTCAAAGTAGATTTCAACGTTGTTTATCGCGAAAATACCTATGTTTTTAATGGGTATGTAGAATTTCCGAATACCTATATTAACGAGCAATTTTTTGAACTGTTGATAACAAGCAGTTATCTTCATGCACTCAACTTGCAACCAATAACAAATAGTAAGATAAGTATACCAACAGAATTGAGTAAATCCTCCATTAATTTATGCAATGATTTATATAGTCATAATTATCAAATTTGGCATAACATATTTGGACGAGCTACTAGTCTTAAAGATTACATTCATAATTACAATGAAATATTAATTTCGGACTACAGTAATTTCAATAGTATGAATAAAGTTGCAGTAGCAATGAGTGGAGGAAAAGAGTCCACGTTATGCTATCAAATATTACAAGACTTGCAATATGATACTGTTCCAATATTCATAGATTATAACGGAATAACGAAACGTAAAGAAGGACAACGTCTATATAATCATTTAAAGAATATAAATAAAGATCCAATTATTATACATAGTAATTTAATAGATTTAATGAATTTGGTACCATCAGATTTCGGAAAACATAGTATGTATTTATCTCCGACAATATTATTAATTCTAGCATATTGTTATAATAAAAAAATAAGTGGACTAATCGTTGGAAACGAATATGATAATACTTGTCCAATAACTCAATATGATGTACTGTATTATGGAGATAATTATGAGCAATCAAATGTATTTGAACGTAAGATATCCAAATATAGCCAAGACCTTGGTCTAGATATATTGGTTCTAAGTCCACTCTATAATTTATCAGAGACCCAGATACAGAAAATGCTTATGTCTAGTGAGTACCAGAAATTTCAGGAAAGTTGCTTAGAGCCTATCTGGGATGGTAAAAATTATATATCTTGTCAACGTTGCATGAAATGCCAGAGAATTGCAGCAATTCAAACTGCCCTTGGATATAAATCTAAATATTTTAATCCAAGTATCATATATAAAGATCACTCGAAAATATTCAATTCTCTAGACGGAATAAAAGAAAAGGAAACTATCATTTGGTTATTACATCAGCAAGGATACGTCGAAGTAAATGGAAAATACCATGATAGTGTATTTAAGTATATCATTGATGACCAACATCCATATGTACAAAATAATATTTCTAAATATATAAAAAATATGATAACAAAATCGGGAGAATAAATATGAAAGGAGTACAAGAACTAGAAAACTGGCGCAGTACCCATGAATTACTAACGAGGAAAGCAGCCATACAAGCATTTTGCGCGGATTGCATGGGAAATTACGAAGACGGCGTCAAAGATTGTAATAATATGAACTGTCCGTTGTATCCGTATCAGCCATATGGTAACTATACTAAAAAGATTTCGGAGGTAACGTGATTAAACTTCCAATAGATAGTTCAACTTACTTTCCGGCCGCAGGACCACAATTCGAGGGTACTTATTGGAAAAAGAATTATCTATTCAATGATAGATATAGCCTGAAGTGGTTTGATGCTGGAAGGTCATTCTTTCATTATCCATATATGCTATCAAATGCATTTAATAATATCAATACCTTTAATTATCGGGAATATCACGGATTTCCAAACGACCAGAAGCATATATTGATAGGGGATAGTGGAGGATTTCAAATTGTGTCTTACGCAAAAAAGGGCGTGTCCGTTAACATTGAACCAATCAAAATTCTTCGTTGGCAAGAACAAAATTGTGATATCGGAATGAATTTAGACGTGCCTTTATTTGATAATTTTAGTGATTCACTTTCAAAGAGTATTGAGAACTTCCAATGCTTTGAAAATTCACGTCAAAATTACGATATGATACTATGCAACGTACTTCATGGAAGAAATTACAAAGAGCTAACGACGTGGTATAGTGGTGTCAAGGATTTTGATTTCGATGGGTGGGCTATTGGAGTTAAGCCAGCTGATAATATATATTTGCAAATTTGGGCATATTTATTCTTATATGAAAATAACGCAAAAGGACTGAACAATTATTGTCACTTTTTTGGAGTTGGTAGTCCTAGAACAATGGTAGCATTATCACTACTTCAACATAAAATTGGACTGCCTATCGGATTTGATGCATCATCTTATAATGTCGGAAGTACTGCACGAGAATACTTCCTACCAGGAGATATTGGAAAGCATTTCTATCTTGGAAGTCAAAATAGTAACCGATTAATGACGGGATTACCATGTGATTGTCCAGTATGCCGTAATGTATCAATTGATAATATATATGAAGATACCGGAGGTAGTGGTATCGTAATATGTTTACACAATTTATATAGAACCATAGAAACCAATCGGCAGATAAATTGTATAGTAGGAGATAAAAAAAATTTAATACGATATGCAGTAACAATGTTCAAAAAAGATCCAAAAATCGTAATCAATATAGAATCTATGATAAACGATCATATTAAATATGGATCCGAGTATACATATAATAAATATAAAGATCTATTTATATTAAAAAGTAACAGCATGAAATTTGAAAATCTTTCAAAATTTAAAACCAAAACCTTTATATAGGATATCATTATATTCATATTTTATGAGACAATGGTTAGTAAATCCAGAACTTTTATGTAGGAAACACTTACTCGGCGAACACGTAGAGTGTCATATGTTTGTAGGTACTATTAATAAAGGTATATCAATAAAAGGATATATATCTAGGGGATTATGTGATCCAACTCAAATATTATCACGTCATGATGAACTAGTCATAGAAATGGTACGTCGGGGATATCACCACAAATCAGAATTGCCGAATTATATTTACTCGGAATCTGGAAATGTGAACATTGAAAATAATATTATAGAACTATCTAAAAGATGTCCCGATTGCTGTGAACGAATAAATAGATAAATATTAAGGAATAATTATGAAGATAACACAAAAAGTAACATTTGATGCAGCTCACAGACTTCTGGGCTACGATGGAAATTGTAATAATTTGCATGGCCATACGTGGTCTGTAGACATCGAAATCGATTCTGATCGCCGTATGGATGAAGTTGGTATGCTTCTTGATTACAGAATCATTAAACAATACTTCAAGGACTATTATGACCATAAGACCATTCTTAATATGGATGACCCATTAATTGATATATTAAAATCTAATGGCGTCTGTGTAACAATTATGAAAGGTAATCCTACTGCAGAGAACCTAGCCATTAAGATCTTAGCTGATTTTATACTTCTAACAAATGCATCTGAGTTTGATTATATTAATATTAGAGTCCATGAATCTGCGGATAATTATGCTGAAGTAAATAATTTTGATGGGGCATGTCTTTGATTGGATTATATTTTCCAGACGAACTTTTTGATAAAGAAGCCAAGATAAATACACCAGAAAGAGTTCATCGTATGATGAACGAGTTCGAAGATTGGCGTAATTGGAACGGTCTAGAACTTGGCAAAGGTATATTTCCGGCTGAAAGCAACGATCTAGTAATTGTTCGTGATATAGAATTTACTTCATTTTGCGAGCATCACGTACTCCCTTTTTCGGGGACTTGTAGCGTGGCTTATTTACCGTCAACGCATATCGTCGGACTGAGTAAAATCCCGCGTACTGTTAGAAAATTCGCGTCGCGTCCACAGCTTCAGGAAAGAATGACGGCCCAGATCGCGGATTACTTGAATACCTGGATTCCTGGAGTTAAGGGTATTATGGTAATGATCTCGGCCAGCCATAGTTGTATGCAAATAAGGGGTGCCAGGATGACTGGTATCACGGAGACGTCTGCGGTTCGTGGCGTCTTCTTAGATAATAATAAAATCAGAGACGAGGTATTGAATATCCTACGGAAATAGATGGCACTCCTATTGCAAATGCTTACCACAACTTATAAATACTCAGAAGTACTATTAGTTATTGGTGAGTAAATATGGCTAGACAAAAAAAGATAGAGATCGATCCAAACCACTGCCCAGTTTGTGGAAAGTCTGTAGTATTCGTGAAGGAACTAAAGCCTCATACCGGAAAAATTGGTATCGTAGCATATCACGAGGATGAGGCTCCAATCGACGTAGAAAGAGAGATAACAAGTGATGCCTATAAGCGTCATAGGATGACGTTCTTACACAAAGAGCCACAGAAGCCAAAGGAAATCAAACCAAAAGAAGTCGTTGTGGAAAATTCGGTCAAAGAAGTAGTAATCATGGAGCCGGTAGTTCGATCGGACAATGAATCCGAGGAACCGCACGAGGTAAATATCAGTGATATGACACCGACGGCTCCTCCGGTACCATTGGCAGCAGATCAATATGATTCCAACGACAGTAAGCCCGAGGTAGACATAACTGACATGAAACATAATCGCTTCCAGATGGTTGGAGCTGTCTTGAAGGCTCTCAAAGAAGCAGGTTGGACCGACGACCGGATCAAGGTTGTCAGAAGTGACTTGACAGAGAACGGCAAAGACACAACTACTATCATACACGTAGCCAACCAGTATGTTAGTATGCATGAGAACGGCCTGCCTGTAATCATGGAAAGTGGGTTAGTAGTACCCACTTAAATCTTTTTTGTAACATAAATAGTCACGGAGGGATGCTTTGTATACTATAATAGTGAATAGTTTAGAAGAGCAATGTAATGATATTGACCAAGCAATGAATATGTGTTTTGAGATATTTCCAGATGCTGATTTTAAAGGTTGGCAAGAAAACTCGTCTGAAGCCTGGTTAGATATTATAAGCGATAATATTACCGTCGGAAAGATTATCGAGAGGTAAATTATAATGTCCAAATTATATGAAAAGCTTGGCAGCGATCCGATGACTCTTATTATGAAGGGCGTACCAAATTCTAGTGTCTTGATTTGCTATCATTCGAATTACAGTAGTTTATTAGCTATAAAGCATACTGGCCAAGCCCCTTTTGATATATTACCAGAATTTGTAGACATTAATATGAAAATATTAGATACTCGATTAACACCAGATTTTGGTTGGGTTAGGTCAAGAACAAGAAGTAGCATATCTGATATTATGTATACAGACCTAAGTGGATATGCATGTTGGGCATTTTGTGCAGAAGAATATAGTTACGAACAAGTTTTCAAAACCATCAAGGAGGTCTATGACCGAAATACCAGCAGATATTATCGAACTATACAATGCCCAGAAATGGCTCCAATTTAAATATTATTTCGTTAAGCAGATACGCCGACATCATGCTGTAATAGCAGACATCCTTAACAAAGATGGCTCCACGTTTCATAGGATTGGTTTTGAACTTTTGGACCCTAAGAAAACCGAAGGCCAAACAACAGGAGACGGCTATGTATTCGAAACTATATGGACTGCCTGGCAATATTACGAAAACTTAATTTTAGAACATTATAATAAAAATTAAAAACGTTTTATTTAATCTCTTTTTGCAAATGACCAATACTTACCACAATAAACATCCTTATGCATTTGGAGCCATTCTTCTACTATAAGATCTTCGTCATTATGGAATTTATCGTCGCAGTTTTTGCATATCATAGGATTGCTGATGCCAAGAGTCTTACCATCAAAGTCTTGAAATGTTCTGCCTTGACTATATATAACGGAAATTATATCTCCTGGTTTGAATTGATGACCGCATAGGTCACACCTAAAGTATTTTTTGGATTTCCAGGATAAGTAATCCCCATACATTTCTGGAGTAATAGGTTTCTTATCAATAATACGTTTTTTCATAATAAAGGTTATATTACGTTATAGTATTTATAATCTTTGGTTATAATCCGACCAAAAGTTATTTAAAGTTAGAAGTACTATATAGTAGTTGGAGTGATAACATGGCCAAAAGAATTCCGGAATTTGAATGCTTAGAATGTGGTAAGAAGTTCTATTCGGTCGATAGCGCAGAAAAAGCTAGTTCGGAAGGTTGTCCAAAGTGCGGTGGATCTGACATAGAAATATACGTACCTAAACCACAGTTTTAATTATTTTTTTATATGGTTATAACCAAAACCTTTATATACTAGAACCTTACATTATATATTTAATAATATTTTTATAAACATTTAAAGGTCTCTTTTATAATGTCCACTGAACTACTAACGGAAGAATCGATTGCCATTTGGTTTTACAGGATGTTTTCTGTCTGCCGGAAGTGCGGTACTGTCCTCCATATAGGCAATTGCTACGAACGTGATGATACAAGGAGTCATCTCCACACTTATTGCAAGCCGTGTTTTATAGAACTCCAGAAATACCGGAATAGTGAAATCGTAAAACCTCCTCGTCAATACTATTATTTGATTAATAAAAAAAGGCCAGTATTCTTTGATACTAAAGCCGAAAAAGAACAATATTTAGCTGATCGAAAGTCCTTGGCTAAATTTTCTTACATTAAAGACGATTATAGTAGCCGGGTAGGTTGTACGGAATCTTACGGAAGTTCTAATAGTCTGTTATGCGATCAATGCGGTGGATTACTTCGTTGTAATGACCACGGTGAATTGCAATGCACAAATTGTGACCTAATTGCTGACTACCCCTTTATGGAAGTCGAACGAAATCTAGCTTTCGATAAAAACCCTTATAAGCAAAATTATTATAAAGACACTTCAAAAATATCATATGGTAGCCGAGAATCCTCTTATTACTTCGAATCAGATGACTTCAATGATGGCTCCTTTGATGTCTATTACTCGAAAGCATATTCCAAGAAATTAAGAAAAGATAATAAAGGAAATTATAATGACTGATGAAACTTGTACTTATGTTACCAAGGCCGAACTTGATGCCTTCAAGGATGCGTTATTTAATGAGCTCGAACGTAGATTTGATTCGTTTACCGAAGAATTTATTGAAGCTTTAAATACTGATACTGATTCCGAAAAAGGTGATGCAGAGTGTTCTTGCGAAAATCAAATGCTTGATCCGGAAAAAGTTCCTAGGTATGTAATAAATGCTGGTGGTCATACTTATAGGGCAGACGCTATTGGTCCAAATCCACTATATGGCATAGATTATTATTTATGCGAAGAAATAGATGGTAAGCAATATAATCAAAAAGGTACCATAATGTCTAGTGACGTAAGCATTATAGATTTAAGACCAGAATATGGACTAGAATTCTTTGAGAATATGAAGAAGGCTACTATTGATAGAGTTATAGAAAATGCTACTGAAGCTAGAATCAAAGAAGAAACTGTTAAGAAAACTCAAAATAGTGAAGTTAATTCTAATTATATAAGTTATAATTGATCTATTATGTCTAAAAAACTAGAATTATGGAAAAATAAACAATGGCTAATAGATCATTATGTCAACAGCAAATTGTTATTAACGGATATTAGCATATTAGCAAGTTGCAGTACAGCAACATTAAGTACTTGGATAAATAAATTTGATTTACCTAAGAGACAAATAAATATATCAAAAGGATTAAAGAATTCTACGTGCGATTTGAGTTATCGATGTAAGAAACGGAAAAATATTGATATAGAATTATTAAAATATTATTATTGTAATTGCAATAAACCTATTCGCGAAATATGTAAATTGATGAATAGTGATTATTCTACCATAAGAAATAGACTAGAATCGTTAAATATAGAAATAAAACCATGTTATTATTATAGCATAGGTATCAAGAAGTCAGCTGAATTTTGCAAAAAATTAAGTTTATCTCAAAAAGGCAGAAAAAATACTTGGCAATTAGGTGATTTAAATCCATCCAAACGACCAGAAGTTAAATTAAAAATTAGCAACGCATTAAAAGGTAAACCTAGACCTAAAACTACTGGTGTTGGTAATGGTAATTGGCATGGTGGTATAAGTTTTGCAAAATATAGCGTAGAATTCACTAATGAATTAAAAGAAGATGTTAGAAATAGTTTCGGAAATAAATGTTTCTTATGCGGAGCTACTAAAAAAGAGAATAATAATCGTGAAATAGTAATACACCATATAGATTATAATAAACATAATAATAATATTGATAACTTAGTACCATTATGCAATAAAGATCATGGGCGAACAAATTTTAGTAGGAAATTTTGGACATCTGAATTAAAGATATTATTATTTTCTAATAAGTTAAAGAAAGTATTGGAGTTGGATTAATAATGAACAATTTGCAATACTTCTCCTTTAAGAAATTTATAGACAAGAATACGTTAGACGAAGATACTCGTTGGTTCTTGGAACTCGAAGAGACCATTGAATTAAATCCTATCAGGGAATATAAAAATATTGTTATTGATGAGCCGTTTATCCATCATATAAATTTGAATTTGGATGACAGGGTTTCAACGCTTATTAGGATGTTCGAAGATAACCAAAAACTCCGAAAGTACAATAACAACTATCTACGAAAGTTAGCAAATCGTTTAATGGTCTTGAGTTGGGACAATGACCGACCAGACCTAGAAGAAAAATTATTATTACTTATATTAAATAAATCTTTTTAATACTATTTTAAACCTAAATCGAGAATAATTATGTTACCATATGGAATACCAAAAGAAGCTAAAGATTATATTATTGCCAACTGTTCTAAGACAGGTGAAGAACTCCGATTAGAACTTAAGGAGAAGTACGGCGTCGATATTAGCGTGCAAGGCGTTTTAGAACACGTCAAGAAAGCCCGAAAAACTTCGGAGGAAATTACCAGATGCGCTGATGCTCATATTGCCCAGAACATAGCTAGCAGGATTGAAAAGTTCTTACCAACGATCATCGATTTTTATGAAAGTGACTTAGTACACTTAACTGAGATCATTAAAGGTTATGATGAAAAGTTTGACATGATTGACAACAGAGATGACAGTAAGACCAAGATGGATAAGTTCTGGCAAGAAAAGTATAGACAACTTTTCATAAAAGAATCCGAGTCATATTTAAAGTTGAGGCCGCCTATTCAGACTGTTAAGATTGAATCTAGTGTGGACCCAGACATAGCCTGTATGGAATCCTGGTCCGACGAGAAAATATCTGAATACGAAAAGTTCCTGAAAAAGTTGGAAAGTATGGAATAATAATTTATGGCTATAAAAATATTAAAGACTCTAAAAAGCAGGTCTGAAAATACTGATTTAGCATTCGCTATTATAGATGATTGGGAATTTGATAACGATCAAGTAGATAAAAATATTATTGATTATATTGAAACATTGAAATAGGTTTTTATTATGACTGTTCAATTAAAATGTGCAAATTGTAATGCAATTACGAAACTTCCAAAAATGCCTAAGAAGTTCTTATGCAAGGAATGCGGAGTAGTTAATACGCCTCGAAGTGAAGATGCTGGTAGCAGCGATGAAGCCTGTGGTTGTATCTTGCCTACTGGTTTTGAGTGGACATTACCAGTCGGAGAATTTAGGGTACCGCCAACTCCAGGAAATCCTGAGGGCTTGTTATTTGCTACTGCTGATGACGGTGAGAAATTAACGTTGCGTGAGTGGTTGGAAGCGTTTGGAAGTGACCCGCGTATCCTCCGAGCCTGGATGAAGAAAATGGGCAAGGAAGGCGCAGAAGGTCATTTAAATTTGAGCACTTTAAAGAATACGGTGTGATTACTATATATAAATTTATTGGTAAAGACGGAAAGTCTTATGAACTAGATGAAGAATCTATAAAGAATAATTCTAACTGTCCAGATAGCGAGAAGAGTGGTACTGGCCCAGGAAGTTGTGGCGGTTCTTCTGGTAAATCTAATGCTCAAGATTTTACCGTTGAAAAGTTTATGCCGTCAATTCAACAATTATCAGACGCATATAAATTAGCTAAGTCGGATGCTAAAGCTGGTGGTTTGACAGAAGAACAAACATTAGACCTAATACATAAATATCAAAAAGAAATTAGACCCACTGTTGGACAGCTTAAAGAAGCTAAGTCGAAAAAAATAAAATTTAAGTATTCTGACTAAATAATAATTTTATGTTTTGAGGATAAGAAAGTGACTATAAAATTCGAAAATACGTTTTTAGCTATCATTTTAATAATTTCAATATTATTATTTTCAGTTAATGCCCAGGACGTATTACCATCCGATCTTATTACCAAGCAAAAAGCACCCACTAAGCTCGATCTAAGTAATACCGCCCCTTCTAGTGCAAAAGCCATCAACGAACTCAATACTAAACTTTCTAAACAACCTAAGTGGGTTATGGCTGATATTGGTTACTTGCATTCTGATTCGATAATAAAAGTTAAGCAAGCCGATAATGATGTTACAGTGACTGCGTTAACAGAATTCATGAATGGCAACGAAGCCTTACCAGAAAGCATAGTAGGTAATTTAACTGATTACAATAATATTACTGTTATTAATGGTACTATGACATGGTACTGACCAAAAGTTATTATATAAACACTAATAGGTATTAAACATGAATACATATAAATTCGAAGGCAAGAAAGGTCGTATGTATGTATACGACGAAGAATCAATGAAGCAAAATGCTAATTGTCCTGACAGTGAGAAGAGTGGCACCGGCCCTGGCTCTTGCGGTGGATCAGTTAAGAAAGAATCAAAACCTAACGATAAACCATCAGAAATCAGTAGTACTCCAACAAAAATAGCTGTATCTAAAGCGAAAGCAGCCGCAAAGAATACAAGGATAGATTCAAAAAGGTGGGAATCTTGGTCTAGTGACACTAAGCAAAAATGGGCTAAAGCTGAAGCGAGAGACCAAGTAGAAGAATTAGGTCTTAGTAATAAAGAAGAAAAAAATAAAATGATTGAAGAAATTGCTTCTGAATATATAAACATTATGGATAAAGGAAAGCATCCTAGTGCACCGCGCCGAAAAAAAACACCTGGAGATTACGCTCAATACGATTAAGTAATTTTAAATATAAGATAGTATCTATAAAAGTTAAAAATTTCTTTTTAGCTACTATTTTAATAATTTTATTTTCCGATTATGGGTCTTAGAGCCCATTTTCAATATGGAGAAAACGATATAAAATGTTCCTAAATGGATTTAGCATAAGTGTTCCTGAAAGTCAGGAAGAAACGTCAGACGGGTACGTGGTACTCAAACACAATCAAAACTTTTCAATACGGCTACACAATAGTCATAAGTTCGATGGATCTTGCAAACCAGCAGACGCAGAAGTTCACGTCCAAGGCAAGCATGTTGGCACGTTCCGGGTGCCGTATGGTCAGACTGTCATCATTGAAAGATCCGTAGACGACAACGGCAAATTCACTGCCTACCGAAACGGCACCTATGAAGCCCAGTTAGCCGAAATAGACGCAGGAGATCCTAATAATGGCCTTATTAAGGTAATCTGGAAGCCTGGTTACAAGTATAAACCACCCATTAATTATGTTAGTTCTGGTATTACAATTAATTGGGACGATCCTAACATAAATAGTAACCATTACCTGGATTCTAGCACATTTACAAACTCTACTATAGGTTGTTCAGCCCAATATTCTACCACGCGTGGACTTTCAGGCGGCGGAGTAGGTTTATCAGGACACAGTGATCAATCCTTCATGGAAGTTGATAGTCTGACGTACGATGAACCAGATACTACCATCTACCTCAGGATCGCTTTTCGAGATGAAGTCAGAGCTATCAAAAAGCATAATCGTAAGGTCTATGCTAGTAAGGTGCCAAGGCCATTAAAATAATATTTTTTTAATTGGTGCGTAAAATGTCTAATTTAGATTATAAGAAACAATTCCTTAACGCAGGTCACCCTCCTGATACGTTACCCGAAAATGATGGACTAACTTTCGAGCAGTCTGAAAACCATCGTAGAATGGTTGAAGATATGACTGGTCGTAAGTTCAAGCCTAGACAACAAAAAGTATAAATAAAATCAAGTTTTAATAGTATTTTATGAAAGAAAGACTTCATAAGAATTGGGTAGTACATTGCGTAGGGAATACATGCCGTCATATTAAATCAGCGGAACCTATATCTAAAAAAGATGCTTTATTATATGCGTATAAGAATTATGATAATGTAGAAAATGTTGTATCTGAACTTAAAGAACCAACCCAAATAGAACTTAAGAAAACTAGACTATCAGTTACTTTTGAAGTCGACGTATCATATCATTGCAAGAGAGATCTTGATTATATATTAAGATATATAAAAACTTCTAGAAAAGGCGATTTAATAGATATTTGTCATCAAGCTTCAGCATATGCAGAAAGTGATACTTATCCGAAAATAAAAATTATTAAGCAAGTGTAATTAACCAAAACCTTTAAGTACTATCAAGTATATTACTATTTGGTGATAAAATGCCGACAAAAGCAACTAAGCCAATTTGTAAACTCGTAGGAACGGATGGCAACGTATTCGCTGTAATAGGCAATGTCAGTACTGCGTTGAGAAAAGGTGGTTGCAAGGACAAAGTCGAAGAATTCCAGAAGAAGGCTATGCAGTCTAAGTCGTACGACGAAGTCCTTCAACTCTGTCATAAGTATGTGAAAGCCCAATAAATATTTTTCAAGGTCTTTAAATGTCAAGAAAGCGTTCTTACGAAAATTTTAAGCCTGAAACCAATACCAAGCAATCTGGTAAGTCTAGGCGACAAGCTTATCTAGAAGCTAATAGTCAAAAGATAGCAAAACGGTTTTGGTAATATGCAAACGTATATATTGGTTGGCTTATCAGGATTAACTATAAATATATTAACATCATTTTATATGATATATTCTGCTATACATTACAATACATTGAATCATCCTAGATTATCCATGCTGCTAATTATTATAGGATCAATTTTATTAAGTGCTGGATGCTTATTAGAATGATTAGAAAGACTAACGCATACTTATAACCAAAACCTTTAAATACTACATAGCACTTAGTACTAATTGTTAAAACCCAAGTAGGAGGTTGATAACAAATACGATATAAGCCCTTCGTAGTGGTCACCCCACGTCCTGAGCATGACGCTAAACTACTCCATTTTAGTTCCTAAAATGTCATCATAGCTTAGTTGGTAGAGTATCCGGCTGTTAACCGGATGGTCGTAGGTTCGAGCCCTACTGATGACGTGCGTCCTGGGCAAGATGACGTTAAAAGGCCCACTAAACATTATAGCCAGGTTACCAAAGCGGCTAAATGGGACAGGCTTAAGACCTGTTCTGCGTAGGCAGTACGTCGGTTCGAATCCGGCACCTGGCATTGGGTATGATGTGGTTAAATGCTGCGGCATGAAGCATTATATCCAAATATTGGCCATACATCCTCAAATCCAGTGCAGAACAAATCCGTGTGGACGTATCTGGAAGCACGGATTAAACTACGTCGTCAAAGATCTAGCCTTACTAGAATAGAAAGCGATCGAAACTGGAATAGTTGGACCGACTGTCGAAATGACAAAGGTACTCGGTACCAAATGTGACAAATAGGTCCATGAACAACTGTTAGACCAAAGGGCACTAATGCCGATCATTGGAAAAGCCGTAAAGGCGACCGGTTCGAATCCGGCGTGGTCTAATTCGTCAGAATGATTAAGATATTGCTAACTACGGGCATTAAGTCCTAGATTAATATCTATAATTTGGAAGTTGTATGTCCGTCTATGACGTACGCATAAAGTACGGACCTCTTCAATGATCGGTTCGAATCCGATTTCTGACATCCGAAGACATAAGGCACCTTCGTGACGTCGGGAAAAGACCGTGTTGGTCGAACTGACTAAAAGTAGATTTAAAACGCCGAGGAAAGCTTTGAACGCCAGTTTGGAAGGGTTACTTTTGCTGGCCAAGGCTTTCTGCCCTTCCAATTTATATTTAAAAGAGGATTTATATGACTAGTACAGGAATTAATAAATTAGTATTAACATCGGCTATGCTAAAAGACGTTAATATTAGATTTGGTCGTACCGGTTGCATAGATCAAGTAAACAAATTTGATAAGATAACGCTTATTACTAAAGGCGGTTTTCTTATTGATTTTGAAGACATAGATCGTGTTAGCGTAGAGTATTAAATGAAGGTATTTATGTCCATCACAGATGATATACTAGAATTTTTTGGTGTGCGCACTAAGCGATACAATTCTTTAGAGTCAGAATGCAAAGCAATATTATTTAATATGAAGAAAGATATAAAAGAAAGTAACGATCGTATTAAAAGTATTGATAACGAATTAGCTAACTTAAGGTCACGCCAAGATGCTTATGAACAGATAGAAGCATGGCAACATGAACACAATATTCGATCGGAAAAATTCCATCTTGAAAGTAAGGTACGCGATTTTAATCGAGAAATTGTATCTCTAGAAAAACGATTATCAAGTAACCCAACCACTCACCAACTTAAACTAGGAATATTCTTTGCTCGAACTGCTATTAACGCAAGTCGACTTGGACATTCTATCATGAGGTCGTTGCAGAGTAATCATCATAGTATGGTTGATTTTCATATGGCATTATATAATGCAAAACAAGAAATATTAATTCAACAAACAATTTAGGAGTATTAAAATAATGACCTGGAAATTTAACAAAGATAATTGGACATACATAGCGGAAGACAACATTGAAGAGTTTCTAAGTGACAGTATAAAATCCATTCCAACATCTACTGAAGTTGTCCAAGACTTGAAGCCAAAGACTAAGCGTTCTAAGAAGCCCAAGCAAACAATTTAATGAAGACCATAATTTGTTCCGATTGTCACGGAAGGCCAGACCTCCTTACGAATGTTATTAGGCATTCTGGCTACGTTGATGGCCAAGACCGACTAATTTTCGCAGGAGACCTAGTTGACATTGGCTATGACCCAATAAACTGCTTGGACATCCTAGAAAGGCATAACGCTGAACTTTTATGGGGTAACCACGACTTAGCCCGCTACTTAGGACATCCTATTTGGCCGCAATCTTCCTACGACCCAGACATATATGAATCATTATATAATAGTAGGTATGATTTCCAAGTTGCCACGATTGTCGGAGATGACATTCTGGTAACACATGCTGGCTTAGGAGAACGTTTCTATAACAGTTATTTTAAGCCTCGCGACGACATCGAATATGTCTGCGAAGTCTTGAACACAATGTCTTTAAGGGATTTTTGGAACGATTATAGTCCCGTTTGGTATCGATCCAACAATTACGACAGACTAGTAAACCATTTTAGACAAATTTGTGGTCATACACCACCAACGTCCGCTAATGGTCTACGTGATATTAGCGTTGATCCATATACCCAGACTAGTTTTGATAGTAAGGACCGTTTCCGATATGCCCTGGTTCGTAATAACGTCATTTCTATAATTGATAGTAATTACGACCAAAAATTATAAATATCATAAAGGCTATAATATAGTTTGGTGATACTATAATGAAAACGACCTTTGCAATCCTGTTTGTAATATGCGTATTGGTTGGTAATGGCCTGTGCGAAGACGTTCTCAGGATGTCCGCGAATACCACGACTGTTCGCATTCAAAATGTATGTCCTGACGGTCTAGACATCGGTAACTTAAATATTATCCGGGGAGATTACAATTCAGAATTGGTAGGCACAACAGGACCATTCATATTACATAAAGGATCTAGTGCGTATGTGACAGTTAACGATCTCGAAGTTGGAAACACGCTAATGTTAACTAGCAACTCGTATGAAGTGTTTGCTAGTTGTGTCGTAAAAAATACGACCTTAGAACCAAAACCTTTAAATATCAGTAACACTTAGTATTTATTGTTAAAAACTTAAGCAAGGAGATGTAAAATATGAGTATGAAGACAATTGGATTGGTGGCACTTGTTGCCATGTTGGGAATTGTAGGTATCGTAGCGGCTCAGGAGGACACTGGAGAGGGATTTGCTGACGGAGCACAGGCAGTTCTCGTAATGACTGCAAATTCTGCCGGAGTAACCATCGAGAACGTAGGTACTGCAGACGCTTCCATTGGAGGACTGTTCCTTGCCGTAGATGGCCAGAATGTAGCTAACCTGCCTTGGACTGTAATTCTTAGACCGGAGCCTTTTATCTTTACCAAGGGTGTCCAGAACGACAACTACAAGACATTCGTGGCTGCAAACTTGACCGCTGGCGACACAGTTAAGTTGACTAATGGCGTGGGTACCTACGCAGAATGCGTAGTTGCCTAAAAACTTTTTTTATTTGTTCTTAGTACTTTTTTGGTAGTTTTTTAATTGGGTTCGAATCCTAACTAAGACTTTATAAAGCAATTTTAGGAACGTTATATTATGGTAGATATAGGAATCTTTGCTAAGCCAACCTTAATAGGTGCATTTAAACCAATTGGAAATTGGCGTGGAACTGATCATTATATGGACATTTATAGTGATATATCTAAAGCTATTTCCTTTCTCAAAGACGAACCAAGTTACTTGCTAATTTCGTATGGTACTAGACAATGCTTAAAGAGATTAGACTATAATTATAGGCAATTTGAAAAGTATATCCCAGAGTTATTTGGTTATAAGATCATTGAAGGATGTGATATGTCTAAGGAATATTTTATTAATACTATCAATGATAAAATAATAAAAATTTCTTCAGACGTTCCAGATAATGTAGCATATATCGTATCATATAATAATAAAGTAGTTGCTATTTCAGATATTTAATTTTAAGAGTCGATTTTTATCAGACATTGTATAAATTGTAATGGTCGTATTAGGCAGCCCGGAGAAGTATTATGCCCTGCCTGCAGAGACGAAGTAGAAGCCCGTAAGTACAAGAAAAGGAATTCTGACTATGAAAGACATGACAAAGTTTACGGTTAGGTACGAAGCAACAACAAATCATAATGTATCAGAACGTACATCAGATTATAATATTAGTAATATTCGCTATTATCAAAATGGCAGAGTTGTTGGTCCCGAATCGAGTAGTAATCCAACAGAAGTGTCTTTTGACGATCTTATTACTTTGCTCCTAACTGAAATTCAAGATCGAGACAACATCATAAATCACATAGAAGGTATTGACCATTAAAAAATGCGTAGAGTGCGGTCGTAAAATTCCTAATTGGGAAAAGCCGACGTGTCCAAGTTGCTTAAAAAAGCAAAATGGTGAGAAGTAGATGATCAAGTCTTTAATCATCAAGGAAGTTGTATTACCAACTACTAATATATATCATAAAAATAAAAATATTTATATTAAGTTAACTAATACATTTTGTGATCAAGAAATACCTCCAGATAAAATGTTAGAATTACTTAAAGTGGCTAATAACTTGATCCGAGAAGAAGATGATAATAACAAAATTAGTTATCTAAATTATACATTAAGGTTAGATCCATGAAGTCTTGTATAGATTGCGAACATTGCGTGACCCGGTTAGACGTCTATCACAAAAAACCACAATTTATGTTATGCTTTAGAAACGCTCATATCACTAGCGATATTAATTTAGTCACTGGTCGTGAGTTCTTGAAAATTACTGGACCTTACAGATCGTGTTATGTTGAGCGTTATAGTAATACGTCTTTTGGACTATGTTCTAAAAGTGGCGAATACTTTAAGGAACGTGTTAATAAAAATAGTTTAGGTGTTTTGCCAATTGATCATATAATGCTAATAGATAATAATGATGATATAATGAATATAGGACTACAGGAATTATAATGACTAAAAGAGACAAGGAAGAAAAAGAAGACATTCAAGCGTTACAAGAACCGTTGCCCGACGAGTTAGAAACCATACTAATATTAAATTTTGAGGACGTAACCATTTATAAAATGTCAAACGGCCTAGTAACCATCGACAAGATTCGAAGCGGCATTAGTGATTCTACGTATGCTAGGGTCGCTGTAGGCCCGCAAAAAACGTGGCAACTTTTTAACGAAAATGGCATAGAAGTCGAAACGGGTAGTCAAAAAGGCAACCGACCTTTCCATTATAGTGGAATGCTTAGTCCTGGTCTATATGTATTGACTACAGGACCTGGCGTCAAAGACTATTCCAAGCATCGCATACCAGGTCGTGGCTACAAAATAGCATTCAGAGTATGGTAATAGTCAAAAGCAAGGTGAACAATATTGCCTAAAATTTTTTTGAAGTGTCCTAACTGCAAAACCATATCTGAAAAATCGGTTAGTGGTGCCGTGACTGGTAAACGTTTACAAGAAGTTTTTAAAACGTCTTCGAACTATTGTCCAAATTGCTTGAAAGCAGGCCTTGGTAAGATTCTAATGACCATTGTAAAGTTTGACTGGGAAAAGGAAGCCCAACCCCTAAATAAAAGCTCAATAAAGGTTGATGCTACACCCGAGGAAATTTCCAAGAACCTTAAACGCGAATTGGAACTAAGAAAAAGTGAAAAAAAATCTTTATAAAAATATTATAGATCACTTTCCAGGAATTCCTGACGATCCTTGAACTCATAACCAGCATAATTTATTGAGTTTTCGTCACTGAATCTAGTCATTTGTTGTAACGTATCCTGGATATTATTATATTCAAAATATGTTTCATTAGTAGGCGCGTCTTCTTTATTTTCGTGACGACTTAAACAAAAGTTTCCATCATAGCGTTTGATAACTGTATAGTATGCGTGTTTGAAATTATGACGCAGTGGATTGTAATTTCTATTAGTATACACCATAACGTAGTATTTGCTTTCAGGCTTTATTTGAATGGGTAAATAGCCATCGGAACCCAAATGTAATTGTTTCATAAGAACCTCATTATATTATGCTTTCCAGGAATTCTTGCTTGCTTTCGAATTCATATAGGTGGTAATATTCAGGACCATCGATATTATATTTCACTAATTCGTTAAGTACGCTCTGAATAGATTTTGATGCATGATATGATGATCCTACTAGGTTTTCCGGAAATTCTGGATGAATTACATCAGATTTATTATTAAGTCTCTTCAAGCAATACTTACCAATATGAGGAATAATAACATAATATTCTTTATATGATCCTGAATATTTGAGTACATATAATTTCTTTTTAGGGTTTGCAACGATTTTGAGTACTCGATCCGATCCGGCTATAAGTTCTCTCATAATAAGTAATTAAAACGTCAGTTTAAATAGTTTTTGGTTATAAGTGTTTTATAAAACATCAATGGTTTAAATTATGTTACCTGTAATAAAATCTCCTGAGATGGTGGATGGTCAAATTGCTCCCTGGCTACTTGATAATAAGCGAGCTCTTCATAAATTGGAAATAGTTAAGGCCCGGCGTCACTTACTAAATTTCACGACTTATACATCACCAGAATATAATGTTAATTGGCATCATGAAATAATTTGCCGTTACTTGGAAAGATGGGCATTTGGCCAAGGAGACGATGCCATCCGACGTCTAATGATCTTTATGCCGCCCGGAAGTGGCAAATCGGAATTAGTAAGTCGTCGTCTACCAGCCTGGATATTCGGCCGAAATCCTAACATCGGCATAATAGCCACGTCGTATGCTGCTAGCTTAGCACAAGACATGAACATTGACGTCCAGCGCATTATAGATTCCGAACTTTATCGAGAATTATTTCCTGATACGTCACTAAGCGGTAAAAATTCCAGGAATAGTTTAGTAGGTTCGGCGGCAGCTAGAAATCGTGAAGTCTTCGAAATAATTGGTCATAAAGGTTATTATAAGTGTGCTGGTACTCAAGGCTCCATAACGGGCAAAAGATTCTTTTATGGCATCATTGATGACCCAATGAAGGGCCGAGAATTTGCTGAGTCCAAAACTATCCGGGACAAAACATATAATTGGTACGTGAACGATTTCTATACTAGACGCCTTAATACTGATGCTCGAATTCTTATAACGTTGACTCGTTGGCACGAAGATGATTTAGCTGGAAGACTATTAGCGTTGGCTCGGTCTAACCCTAAAGCAGAGCAATGGACTGTCTTGAAGTTTCCAATGGTCGCGGAAGACCCATTAGACCCGCAAGATCCTCGTCAGTTGGGAGAATCATTATGGCCTTGGAGATACGGCAATGCTTCTGACCTAGAAGCCGTTAAAATATCAGCTGGTACATATACATGGTCAAGTCTTTATCAGCAACGACCAGCTCCAGCAGGCGGCTCAATATTCAATAGGGGTTGGTGGGGCGATCCTACTGTAACAGAAGGCCGTAACCAATTCTATAACTTTAAGCCAGAAGACTTACAGGATCGCATGGACGTTATAGTGTTGAGTGCAGACTGTACATTTAAAGACACTGATGGCACGGACTACGTTGTCATACAAATCTGGGGCAGGAAAGGTGGCGACTTTTACTTATTAGACCAAAAACGCGACCGCATGGACATAATAAATACCATGCAAAATATTAGGACGTTATCTGCTAAGTGGCATCGTGCTTCTGCCAAACTTATCGAAGATAAAGCTAACGGCTCCGCAGTAATTTCAATGTTAAAGAGGGAGATTCCTGGACTAATTCCAGTTGAACCTCAAGGCGGAAAAGTAGTCCGAGCTCAAGCAATAACACCCTATGTAGAGTCTGGTAATGTTTGGCTGCCGTCTCCGAAGTATGCTCCGTGGCTCCATGACTTCTTGGAAGAGTTAGCAAGCTTTCCAAATGCCGTTCATGACGACCAGGTCGACGCTCTCACCCAGGCTATATTTTACTTGAGTAACAGAAACTTCAATGCAACGTTGCCTAAGGTGCCTAAAAAGCTTATTAGGGTTGGCGGCGGTTGGTCTGGTCCTTGAAAATCTTTTTAGCGATTTCACGAACTTCATATAAGAAGTATTTCTGCTTAATGTCTAGATAGTCTATTACAAATTCTAAATCTTGTTTGTTTTCTATTATATAATAAGTGGTATTTGGATAGTATGTTGATTCATTAATAATGAGATCAAGTAAGTCATATCCTGTTGACGCATTGTCATTCCATGTTTGCAATGGTGAAATAGTTCCATTTTGCTCGTTATAATAACCTCGGAAATATACTTGCGCACCATTATTAACTGCATAGCTTGTATACCAATGAGTATAACTTGGTTCTGACCTAGATATAATAATTTTATTATGAATGTCACTGTTCCTGATAGGCGGAACTTTATTTATTGGATCTACTATGGTTTTCATGGAACCTCCGGGCCAAATAACACATGAGCACAATGAATAAGTTCTCCTAAGAATATTGGACAATCTCTCAATCTAAGCATGTCTACGATCGTTTGAAAATCTTGTCTGTTTTCCACGATATAATATATTGCTTGATAGAAAGAACGTTCCCTTATAATAGTATCTAGGATATTATTGGTTTCGGTGTCATCCCATTTAACAGATGTCCTGTCTAAGTTTGAGATGCCACGCAACGCTACTCTGTTATTAGAAGTATTACATATATAGCCATAACTAATATAATATAAATTATCAATGTTCAAACTAACCAATGAAATAAAAAGCTTCTTATAAATGTCATTAGCATGGATGGGTGGTATTTTATCCCTGGGATCATAGTCAATGACTATCATGCAATCTCCTGAAGTGGGAATATATTTCATCTCGGAAATCTTTACCAATTGCAGTAAACACTTTAAAGAATTCTGTGATGTCTTCTTCGGACTCTAGTATGTAGTATTTTGGTGCTGACCAACCTACTGTATTATTAAATTCATTATATTCATTTATAATGAGTTGCAATACTGATTCAGCATGATTGTAATTATCAGACCATATACAAATTCTATTAGATCCGTTATAATCAATGCCTTTAAATCTATAAAGACCATCTTTATATATGCAATAATTTAAATATTTACCAAGAGTTGCATTGAAGTTTGATATAATAACAGCTCTTTTATAAATATTTTCATGGATGTTCGGAATAATAATATTAGGGTCTTTATCGATTATTTTCAATTAAAATCACCTCGGACTATTATTGACTTCCTGGAAGCGTTTTAATATTTCATCGAGTAATATATCGTTCACGCCATACATATTCATAATTTCCGTTAAATCACTTAGTTGATCTACTATATAATACTTTACTTTCCAGGGATAGTCTCCTCCGTATGATCTAGAGCGTGTCCGACCTACATAATCCCTGGTAATTAAATGTAGTAACGTGTGACCATTATTTATGCTGTCAGACCAAGTGATTACTCTACCATAAAATGAACTATTGCTATTAGTCTTGCTTTTCGATGACCCTCGGAATTGGAAGCCAAAATTGTTTTTAATTACATAACTGACAAATAAACTATACGTGGATTCCCAGATGCTTAATATGATTGACGTGTTGAAATCTCGTTCCTTGAAGTCTGGAATCTTGTTAGTAGGGTCATAGTCAATGACTTTCATATAAGGTCCTTCATAGTAATTAGAACATTTTTAAGCTCTTTATAGAACTTGTTCGGTAAGTGGTGTTTTCGTTTAACTTCGATGAGTTCTTCCCAATTTTCTATTAAATATATTATTGGTAAATCAACTGAATTATTGTACTCTTTCAATAATATGTTTAAAATTGTATCAGAACCTAAATTAAAATAATCACACCATATAACAGGATCATTGTCAAACAAGATCCGAATACCTTTAAATCGATATCCAAGAATATCTTTAACAATATACGATGCATAATGCTTTGTAATGCTAATAATAAGGTATTTATGGAAGTCCTTTTCTATAATGTCTGGTATAATAATTCTAGGATCTTGGCTAATGACTTTCATGTTGATCCTCCAGTTTGGTTTTTAAGTGATTGATTAATTCTTGCTGGAACTTTCCGGTAATGTTATAATTACTTATAATACTATTTAAGTCTTTGTAATTATCAATAATATAATAAACTGGTGTGGGACAATCAGCATTTACACAAAACGTAGTTTCGTTATGCATTAGTTGCAAAACAGTATCAGCATGATTAAATGTATTACACCATATAGTAGAACTTGTTTTATCATTATAATTTTTCTGACTTATTCCAGTAAGGTAAAATTTGTCACCAGTCCTTACAATGTAGGATATTATATTTTTGTTTTCACTACCATGAACATTAACAATTGAAAGGACAATGCTTTTAAAGTAGTCACTCTCTTTGAAGTTAGGAACAAATTCATTAACATTCCTGGAAATTATCTTCATAGATAGCTCCATGGAACTTCCAAGAGTTGTTGGAAATGCTCGTCAATATTATAAGTTCGTAAATAGGTTTGGAGTTCTTGACTATTTTCTAGAATTGTTATTTTACCTCCACATCTAAATTCATTTGATAATAATTCATTAAGTTGTGATCCAGTAGAAATATTAAATATCCTGCCTAATATGTCATTCGGATAAGCGAATAGCCATGTCCAACCAACTTTCCTATTAATGACAAATGCGGTGATATCAGAATTTCTAGAAATAGAAAATAAACGATTAACTATATAAATGGTTTTATTAACCGCTGGTTCATTAATAGGTAAGATGACACTATGTGGATTTGACGTAACTTCAATCATCTGAGAACACCCTACCAATATATTCAACTTTTGTCGAACCAGCAGTATCCTTGCAGTGTATCATGAAATCCCGGACACTTGCAATGTCACTATAATAATATTTATGGTAACCATTATATTCGACCCTATATAAGAATTTACTGTGAGGAGGTTTAATACACGTTAAATGAATATACCCTGGCGCATATTGTAAAGGAAATTGATCCATTTTAATCACCTATCTAATGTAATAGTGGGCACTTATACTATAAGTAGTTAATGGACCGGTCTTAACTTCAAGTTCTTGGGCAATCTGAGCTTGGAGTTTAGCAAGGCCATACACGTTCGGAACGTAAGCATCTCGAAGGTCGTGACTCCTGAATACGTGGAAAGCGTGTAAATGGTCGTCCCTTAATTTGTAATCCGCCATTATCTGACATGGATGGTGTTGATCTGTTTCCAAGTCTTTTTCTGGCAACCAAAGGAATAGTGTGGCTCTCCTTGTAGTCGGATATTTTTTAAGATGTTCAATGGCATAATAGACCTGGCGACCCATCCGTTCGCAATAATTATAATCAAAGCCTTTCAAGTCATAACTAAAATTACATAAGTCGTTAGCATATTGATCTAGGGCCGGTAGGTCCCAATTAGAGCCTTTTATTGGGAAATGGGCTAACGGCTCATTAATAGAGAGTTCTAAACCCAAAATTTCTTTGATGCGTTGCCGATCTTCGGTAATGACGTTCGATCCATACTGGTCAATTTGGCCCAGGGCATATAACCATGCTTGCTCCGTAAATGGAAAATTGTGCATTTAAACCTCATTAATTTCCTTGGATGGCTCCTTGGTATGATGATCGACTTCGCTATAATTCATATAAAATTGTATGCCATCCCTTTCAAATTTACTATTATAATTCGTTCGGACTTTAGCCGCTACATACGTTTCGATTTGGGAGTCGGTCATTCCAGCGATTTCAGTATGGTCAATTGAAACTTCGCCGGTTGGTCCTTTATAGCTAAATCTTATTTTCATAGTAAGCAGTTAGTTTGGCTATTTAAATACTTTTTGGTTATAATGAAGCAAAAGGTACTTATAATAATAGCGTTTACTAGTAGTAATAAGGTGATTTAATGAACGGAGACACCGCAATTGGAATATGCGTTCTATTAAGTGTAATTGCTATCCTTTCATACACAGTTGGGTCACAAATATACTTAATAGCCGGAACTGATGCGGACTATACAATAACAGTCCATGAAAAGTGGATTAAGGGTCAAGGAGAAAATGGTCAAAAATATCTGTTCTCTGACCAGAATGGTAACGTCTTTAGCATTGAAGATAGCTATTGGAAGTGGACGTTTGATGCATCGGATAGATTTGCCAATATCCAAGAAAACAAAACGTACGATATTAAAACGTTCGGACGCCGATCTCATTGGTTCAGTAACTATCCGAATGCTATTGAAATAACTGAGCAGTAATTATTTTTTTTAAATTTTTTAATAGACTACTTTACTATAATACATTTTTACCGAATCGTTATTGGTAACCTACTCCTCCTATAATAGGGTTACCTTTACTATACTAGAAACTATTATAAGCTTTTTTATTAATTAAAATACTTACTATATACTATATATTTAATACTACTATTACTTATTATACTATATATAGTAGTATATATATTATATATATTAGTAGTTACTAATAATTATATAAGAAAGTAAGTAATAAATATAGTAAAAAATGGTTAGTTGGGATTCGACCAAAAATTATTTAAACTCATAAGTTAATACTTAGTTGGTGATAAGATGACTACGATTGAGAACTTGTATTTGGTTTTAGCGGTATTAGTATTGGTGTATGCATTTGTAGAAAAGGTATTCGTGGAGAGGTAGATTTATGCCAAAAATTAGACTTAAACACCGCAAGGAACATAGACCAAATGTCAAGTTAGTCTTGGAAAGGTACTTCTGCGGAGGATACGTTAGAAGATATTCACCACTTAGTGATTGGGTCGAAGCGAGACGTGAAGGTCTTAGAGTAACCTTTAATTTTCAAGGCCATTTTTATAGCGTTGAAGATGAATTCTTCTATAACAAATACGGCCAAGTAACTGGTTGGCATCCTATAATGGGTTCCGAGGAATTTCGACCTTATATGTCACGAATCTTAAATTGTATGTACAAAATGAAAGCAGGCGACCGAAAAGTCATTATGGTGGAAGGTCGTTAACATGAAATATTTCATTGATACAGAATTTAGTGAGATGGGATCAAACCATCCCATAACATTAATCAGTATTGCAATTGTAGCCGAAGATGGTCGAGAATTCTATGCGATTAATGATGCATGGTATAGTTGGTTCAACAAACCAAGCTCAAGTGATTGGGTAAAAGAGAATGTCCTATCTAAGTTGCCTACTAATGCTGATGCTAATATGATATCCGGCGGATCTCCTAGGTTGGCATGGGAAATGAGTAGAGTTATGCCCTTCCGGCTGATCAACCCTGAAATCATGGCATTCATAGGAAACGATCCCAAACCTGAATTTTGGGGTTATTATGCAGACTATGATTGGGTAGTATTCTGCCAAATCTTTGGCGATATGATGCACCTTCCAAAGGGATGGCCAATGTATTGTCGAGATCTGAAACAAATCGTTGATGAAATAGGTAATCCAAAGTTGCCTGATATGCCTAATTGCATAGAACATCATGCTTTATACGATGCTAGAGAAACGAAATTCAGATATGATTGGTTAGTAAGAGGTATTTAAATGTCTCTTCAAGACCTAGCAAACCAACTCTACCTTAGAGATCCGTCCCATAAATTTCAGGAATTGGATCACGAACTTCCCATTGTGCGCGACGAATACATGCAAAAGGCTATTAATAGAGCCAAAGAACTAGCAAAAAGTGACTTTTTAGGTCTCAATCAAAGTGATATTGAGGTTTTACTATGTATGATCAAGGAACAGGAGGAACGCTTATAAAACTAATTTTATTTATTGTAGGCCTTATAGCTAGTCTCACCTTATTAGCTAATGGCCTAACATTGGAGGACTCCGGACCCGCCGTTGGAGTAGGTAACCACACAATAGATGTTGAAAATGCAAACCTAACGTTTTCAAACGGCTCCTTGAATAATACTACCGGTATAGTGTCGTTTGAAAACGGCGTCGGTTATTCAATAGTCCATTGTAATAACACCCAGATGTGGGAGGTATCCAAACACCTTTAAGGAGGTATATTATGAAGTTCAATGAAATGAAGACCAAGTACGTAGGCCAACGATTACTTAATATCATTGATCTGTCTTTAGATGAAAGTAACAGAAAGATCCTAGCTAATATGACTAACAACGACTACAATTCCATCGAAAGTGCGTCGTTGCTGTTGTTCGATGGTAATCAAGGTCTTGTATTCGTTGACTATGATTCTGATGGATATAGAAGTGGCGACTGGTACCTAGTAACCTTGCGAAAATTATTGGACCGGGGCCAAACCAAGGGCATCAAGAAAATCAATAGCGTTGTCAAGGACATCGAGTACTTCGATAATTCTAACGAAGTAGGCATTTTAATAACCACAGAAGAATACATTATCAAGATGGGCCAAGACATAACAGATTGCTACTATCCACATAACTTCTTTAGTGTAGAAGAATGTAAAGCATTTGCATTAGGCGAACTTATTGAAATGCCGCTATTTGAGGTGAAGTAAATGTTATAAGGAATAGCATAGTACTTAATAAAACTTTTTTTTAATTTTTATTACGAAATCTATTAAGTGTTCTTAATGAAATTACTTCATTTCGACCTTTCGTTGACATTATCCAACAATAAATACGGTATTTTATTTTACCTTCTTTAATATTATTATATTTATAAAATGTTAAATTCTGTAATAAAATTCCATGCATGTAAACAGTTGATGTTAATCTAGCATAAACTGCGGAACCTGATTTAAATTCAGAAGGCTTCATGAAATCACTTTTTAATATATGTTATCCAAGAAAGAGGCCACCAAGATTTCTTACCATTTCTTTTTATTATACAACCTCTTACATAATATGATTTATCGTATGAACCAATTTTAATTTCCTTAGAAAGTATGCCATCACATATTTTATTTTTTGTATTACCAGCACATACCCTTCGACCTGGCTTAAATTCACTGACTTTCATTTAATGCCTCAAATTTTATGAACCGATGATAATGCCCACCAATTTATGATACCATTTGATTGCATTATTTTAACTACTATATAATATATTTTCTTTCCATCGCCATTTATAAAATTAGACATTCGGATTCCAGATAACGATATACCACTTACAATAGTAATTGAATCACCTACTACTACGTTAATTGCTATACCGGGCTTATATTCCGTTATTTTCATTTTAACCTCAATACCTTGATGTCAGATGGCTTTAAATACACTTTATCACCACTCGTAAGCATAATGGCTACCTTATGCTTAGTAACCATTATATTATATAATTTTCCCGTAACAGGATTAATTGTTTTTCGATATTCTTCGAAGGTTTCGGAACGGTCATTTAATATAATTCCTTGCATATTATATAATTCAAAGGTATAAAATATATTGCTTCCTAGATGGTGAAGGGACGGTATTGATGCACTAGATGTTGCATGAGCTGTTATTATAATTGGTAGACCCGGTCTGCAATCTTTAAGTTCCATGAAAGGTACTTCCAAATTTCTATTTACTGACTTTCGAAAGGTTCTTAGCAAGTGCATAGAATACTTGGCCACCCAAAACATCAGTATTGCTACTATCAGAATATGATAATGAAATTGGCACTAATGTCCAGTGATAGTAGTGCTTAACTGGCCTATCTAATGCAATTGCTTGGCATGTTCTTCCGTGGTCATTATATATTAGGCCCATACCTGGTTTTATATCCCTTGCTCTCATAATAGTAGTTTTAAAAACCAAGTTTAAATAGTTTTTGGTTTGAGGTCGTAAAAATGACTTTAGTTGTTATTATTTGATTATATTTAAACGTTTATAGGAACTATTATAATGTCTTCTGTTTTTGATATGCCTAAGTTGATGGCGAAGGGTAAAAGAAAGTCTGGTCCAGAAATTACAGCTGGCAAAAAGCCTGCAAAAGCAACGGCCATAGGAGCTCCATTTCCAAATATTAATTCAATGTTTACGGGTCGTAGACTTGACGTCAAACTGCTCAAGGAAACGGCTAGGTCAGCTCCAGTATCCAGAAACCTCTGGCAACTTCAGTTAATAGCATTTCCTTGGTTCGATTTCAAGATAGTAACTGATGGAGCCGAAGAGGACCTCGAAGAAGACGAAAACAAATCCTTGATTACAAAACTTGAGCGGCTTGACCGAACACTACAAACCAATATATTGTGCGCTCAAGCCATGTACGATATAGTAACGTTTGGATCTGCACTTTTCGAAGTTACTTGGAAAGAAGACGACGATGGCTATTATGTACCTGATGTCTTACAACGATTGCCCGCCGAAAGTTTCAGGCAAGCTCCTCCCGGAGTCTCTGGCAACAAAGAACAATACATAGTCGGCAACATATTAAAAGGCATTGTTTTCGACAAGAAAGACAAATCTTACCAATATTGGCAATTACAGGATAGTTATGGATCAACAGGCATTCCCATTCAGATTCCGACAGAACAAATAATACATATTAAGGACGCTCGATCAGCCTACATTGATGGAGAGCCTTACTTAGCAGGCATAGTTTCTACTATTTCTCAACTTGAGTATGTTCGTAAAAAACTCATGCAGACTGTGACTAGAGTAGGCACGCCAAAACAAACTGCCACGGTGGGAATACCTCCCTCTTATATTAAAATGATCGAGGCTAACCAAGTACCAGTTGGAATTACGTCTGCTGTACCAGGAGCAAATACAACACCCTACGACGCCATGATGACTGACTTGTGGGATTTAGCAAGAACTGTAGTCGAAAACCAAAATAGCGACCTAGCAATTGCAGTACCTGAAGGCATCAAAATTGACTACGAACGGCCAAGTATTCCTTTTAACCCTACTGAGGTCGACCAGTATCTTATCAAAGAAGCCATTTATCATATATTCCCAAGAGACATTTTAGAGGTTGCTGCCCAGGCAATTTCGACGTCTTCGAGTCCTTTACTTGAACTCTTAAAGATGATGGTTCAGGGTTGGCAATCATTATGTTCACTCCAGTTCGAAAACAACGTCTGGAATAAATTTCTTGAGTTGAATGGTTACGAAGGCTACCGTATTGAATTGGACTGGGCAAGCTTAATTCCGCCTGACCAACAGAAAATAGAGTCATTAGCCATTCAAAAATTTAATTTGCATGTTACGACCCTCAATGAATGTAGGGCCGAAATTGGGTTGCCAATACTCGACCCCGCTCCTTGGATGGAAGGTCTTACTGAACGAGAAATACTCGAAAAGGAACTTAATATTTGGAGGACCGGCGGTCAGCAGCCTCCTGGTCCGCAGCCTCCTGGTCAGCAA